GTTGAACGCCAACAGTCGGGCTACGAAGAAGTTGGGCTGGAAGTTTATGGCGCGTACAGAGGGTGAGTACGTGCGTGTGTGGAGAATCAGGTGAGCGATCCATTCAAGATTGACAGCCCTACCTGCATTTCGTTTTCTGGAGGTCGTAGTTCTGCGTACATGCTCTGGCGTGTTCTGCAAAGTAATGGTGGTCTGCCAGATGAGGCGAAGGTCTGTTTTGCCAACACCGGAAAGGAAGACGAGGCGACTCTCAGATTTGTAGATAGGTGCAGCAAAGAATGGAATGTTCCTATTACGTGGGTTGAATATCAAAACGCAGAAGAAACAAAAGACAGGTTTAAGGTAGTTACGTTTGAAACAGCAAGTAGGGATGGAGAGCCGTTTGAAGCAATCATCCGTAAGCGTAATTATTTACCTAACCCTGTAAGCAGATTCTGTACTGTTGAAATGAAAGTCAGAGCCATTCACCGTTACTTAAAAAGTATTGGGTGGATAGAATGGGAATCCATGCTTGGAATCAGAGCAGATGAACAACGAAGGCTAGCAAAGATAGGAAACCAAGATTACGGCAAGCATGAAGAAAAGATTGCTCCGCTAGGAAAGACAGGGGTTACAAAAGAAACTGTTGGAGAGTTTTGGAAAAACCATTCGTTTGATCTTGAATTGCCAAACATGAATGGTGTGACCATGCACGGCAACTGTGACTTGTGCTATCTCAAGGGAGGTTCGCAGATCATGAGTTTGATCGCCGAGAAGCCACAGAGAGCGGTCTGGTGGGCCAAGATGGAAGCGTTGGCGTTGGCGTTGGCGTCTAAGCCTGACGGCGCTAAATTCAGGACTGACAGGCCCAGCTACTCTCAAATGGCTAAATTTGCTATGGAGCAAAGAGACATGTTTGACACTAACGAAGAAGCCATTGCCTGCTTCTGTGGTGATTAAATGAACTTTAATCTCAAGCAGTTTTATTCTTTTTGTTCTCAATTAAAGATTGAGACTAAAGAACAGGGATTAAGGAAGATGGATCGTCTGCTGGGAACGCAGACATATGTAATGGGTGAAGTAGCTAAGGGATTGGCGGATGACGTTCATTTCTTTGTGATTCTTAAAGGGAGGCAGCTTGGAATCACAACAATTAGCTTGGCACTGGATCTTTACTGGCATTTCATCACGCCAGGATTACAGGGCACGCTTACGACCGATACTGAAGAAAATAGAGAGATGTTCAGATCCACCTTATCCATGTATATGGAGGGTTTGCCTAAAGAGTATCGAATTCCTCTTATTGCCCATAACCGTAATCAACTCTCTCTCAAGAATAGAAGCCGTCTGTTTTATCAGGTTGCTGGATTAAGGGCTAAAGGATCGCTGGGTAGGGGCAAGGCTATTACCTACTTGCACGGTACTGAAACCAGTTCCTGGGGGGATGAGGAAGGTCTGGCCTCCCTGCTAGCCTCTTTGGCAGAGACAAACCCTAACCGTCTGTACATGTTTGAGAGCACTGCCAGGGGCTTCAACATGTTTCACGACATGTACGTCACTGCCAAGCGGGCAAGGACGCAGAGGGCGATCTTCTGTGGCTGGTGGCGTAACGAACTGTATTCCGTGGATGGGGAGAGTCCGGTCTACAAGGTTTACTGGGATGGCAAGCTCACTCCCGAGGAAAAGGAGTGGACCAAGGAGATCAAGAAGCTCTACAACGTGGAGATCAACAGCAGGCAGATGGCGTGGTGGCGCTGGAAGCTGCACGAGGGCATCAAGGACGAAGCCCTGATGTATCAGGAGTTCCCTCCTACAGAGGACTACGCCTTTGTGATGACGGGGACCAGTTTCTTTTCCAACGTCAGATGCACGGAGATGGCGAAGATCGCCAAGAAAACAGATGCCGAGTATTTCCGCTATTCATTCGGCACGTTCTTCCAGGACACGGACGTTCTGAAATCCACCCCGCGTCTTGCCAGCCTGATTGTCTACGAACAGCCTATCGACACCGCGTACTACGTTATCGGTGCTGACCCTGCTTACGGGTCATCAGACTGGGCTGACAGGTTCTGTATTCAGGTCTACAGGGTGTATGCCAACGGGCTGGATCAGGTAGCCGAGTTTGCAACCTCTGAACTCAACACTTACCAGTTTGCGTGGGTTATCGCCCACCTTGCTGGCGCTTACAAGAACTCCACTCTCAACCTCGAGATCAACGGTCCGGGTCAGGCGGTCATTAACGAACTCAAGAACTTGAGAAGGATGGCGACTGCCGCTGGGGGCAACGTAGGGCGTGATCTGCTGGATGTGCTGGGCAGCATGCAGAACTACATCTGGCGTCGTAACGACTCTATGTCCGGGCCTAGCAACAGTATTGGATACCTCACCACTGCCGCCACCAAGGAACGGATGTTGTCCTACATGAAGGACTACTTCGAGCGCGGGATGATGAACGTCTACAGCATGGAACTCATCGAGGAGATGAAAACCATCGTCAGGGACGGAGGCAGCATAGAAGCATCCGGCAGGAACAAGGATGACCGCGTGATCGCCTCTGCCCTTGCCTGCGTGGCTTACGCAGAACAGGTACAGCCCAGGCTCATCATGAACAACATCACTAGGGACGGTAACCGCGCCAAAGACGCGATCACACCGGAACTGGCATCCATGAACCGCAATGTGTCTGACTATCTCAAAAAGGTGGGGCTACTTAATGCAGGCTGACAAATTCCAACGCTACAAAACCCTCGCTCTTGCAAGCGTGTATTCAGAACCGGAAGAAGGCAACTTCCATTCCCAACTGATCCCGCAGATGGTCAACCACTACATGCCCAAGATGGGCCTGTCTAAAGAGGCAAGGATCCTGGACATCGGTTGCGGGCAAGGGCTGTTTATCTCTCAGGCATCCAGTCTCGGATACAACAACTGCACAGGTATCACCCTGTCTGATGATGACTTCACTGCCTGCCAGCACAAGGCTATGGACGTTGTGAAGGCCGATTTCTCCGACCTCGAGTTCTCACCCAACAACGCTGTAGACCTGATCTGGTGCCGTCACGCACTGGAACACTCTCCCTACCCCATCCTGACGCTCTATGAGTTCAACAGGGTGCTCAAGATGGGCGGCAAAGTGTATGTTGAGGTCCCTGCCCCCGACTGCCAGCGCGGCCATGAGTTCAACGACAACCACTACAGCATTTTCGGACTAAATATGTGGATGGCTCTATTTAACAGAGCAGGTCTGCAGCCCGAATTGGTTGACAAGTTTGAATTCAGCCTTCAAGTTGACGGCAAAGATGTTCCAGAAACGTATTTGATCTTTATTCTGGAGAAAACCAGAGATGTACACCAAGCAGGAACTCATGCGGCAGATGGAGCGGTTCCTGTCTGACCGCCAAAGAGGTATCAGCATCGAGCAATTCGCTGAATTGTGCGGTTTGAGCGTGGATACGATCAGAGAAGTGTTTGTCACCAGGAAAAAACCCTTGTCTGAGCGCACTCAGGTCCGCGTAAACCGTGCTTTTCACGAATGGATGTCTGGAAACGTCAGAATCATGTGGTCCCACGCAAAAGGCACTTATGTGGACTACAGAAAGCAGTCAAAAGTACCCCTGATGCCCCATTACGGCCTGAAAGTAACACCTGAAGGCATAAAACTGGACATCAGGATGAAGAATCGTCACTACTACGGGGATAAGACCCTGGATGAATCACTTGGAGGCTGATATGGCTGTTCTGCACGACTACTACTGCTCAAAACACGGTATTTTCGAGTCCAGGGAGGCAAAATGCCCTATGAAACTGTGCGAAGGCGAGATTTCGATGGTTTTCCTCAAGCCCGTAGGCTTAAAGAGCGACTCCACCAAGTCTGCAGACACAACCCTGCAAGGATTGGCGAAAGAATTCGGGATGACCGACATCAAGAGCACCCGGGAAGGGGAGCATCAGACCGGATACCACACCCGCAATAACATTGAGACGCCTGCAGACCGGGCCAAGCGTGAGGCGGCAGAGGCCGACATGGGGCCGCGCCAGAACGTCATTTGGGGTGATGCGGGGATGCGCGGTCTGAATATGAGCAGTATCATTGCAGGCAGAGCAGTACAGTCCGTGCGCGGCGAGTCCGTGGGGATCAACCCCAAAGAGGCTGGCGTTACCCACGGCCCACGCGCAAGCGTCGTGATGAATGACCACGAGAACCTGCAAATCAAATGAGAATCCCCGACACATACCAAGGAGCGCCCTGCAAGTACGGTCATAGCGGATTGCGTTACGCTGCGGGTCACTGTGTCGAATGTATGAAAAAAAAGTCTAATAGGTACCGAACGGAACACAGAGACAGGTACCTTGAAGTCAGAAAATCATACGCACAAAAAAACAAAGACAGGCTTCTAAAAGAACAAAAAGATTATAGAAAATCAGAAAAAGGATTGTTGTCTTCAAGACTGGCGACATCAAAAAGAAGAAGCGCAAAAAAAGAAGGAAGTCTGTCGGTAAACGAAATACAAAAACTTTTATCTCTCCAAAAAAACACTTGCATTGTTTGCAGGAAGAAATTGACAAAATATCATGTAGATCATGTTATTCCATTGTCTAAGGGAGGAGATCATAATTTTTTTAACGTACAAATTCTTTGTCAGCCTTGCAATCAAGCAAAGCACAACAAAGATCCAATTAATTTTATGCAAAGTCAAGGATATTTGTTATGAGATTGCCGATTGACCCGGCCGACCGGGAATTCTTCTATCTTGACTTGATTCGCAAGTGTCAGGTCAGCAAGGAAGAGCGCAAGGCCGATTACCACTCCCTGCGGTCGTGGTATCTTTTTTGGGGAGGCCCGGACGAATCACCCCC